GATAGTGTTGAACCTTTTTTCAACGTTGTTTGGTTTACCGAATAAAACAAATTTTTCTAAAAATGGTTTTACTGGAGTTACCCCTTCAGTATAGTTCCTTTCCACCATCCACTGTTGTCTCACCGCATTATTATACTGAGCGGTTATTTCTTTTTGTTTGTTAATAACGTTTTGAAAATATGTTTGTGTCTGATTTACTAAATTAACCATGAAAGCCTCATAAGAAGTTTTTCCTGTCTCAAAACTAGAAAGAATTTCTTTACTAATGATGGTACCAATTGTTTGGTTGTTGTTTTGTCCGTTGTTTGCTTCTGCTTGATTAACAGCTGGAGGTGCTGGTGGGTTAGCCATTGCTAAGAACTCAGCATCCAATACTTTCAAAAAGTCCTCCTGAGCGGTTACATCTGCTCTATCATCATAAATTTCTGTGTTAGCATAGTAGTTGAACGACAACGCATTTTGCAGTTTGTCTACAGATTCTTTTAGTCCGCTACCTCCAACAAATTTGAAACTTAATGAAACTGTTGCAATCATAGGTTGTACTCCTATTCCCTCAGGATTTATATCCAAATCTTCATAATTTAAACTAAGTGATTCTGGTATAATTTTAGTATTGTAAAAATCACCGATTCTAAGAACTAAAACGGGTGGTGCCCCGAAGGCTGTGTTTACAGCATTGTTGTATTGTAGTGATTCAGTCCCATTAACCGTTTTGATTGTAGGGATTGTATCACCTGGTCTCATACATTGTTGTAAAAATGTGAGTCTTGAATTTAGTCCTTCTGGTGTTATTGAGTGAAAAGCAGGCTGGAAAAATTTGAGTTTGTCTCTCAAATTATCGTACACCATAGGTGATTCCTGTTTAATGGTTTCAAAATAATCACATTCAGAAAGTAAAGACCTAAGAACCCTTTTGGTTATATTATCTCTTGGTTTCCATTCTCTGACGGTTTCTTCTGTATCAACTGTTGTTGTTACAGTGTTTGCTTGAAAAACATCTGTATACTTTGGTGTTGGTGTTGATGATGGTACGTTTCCGCTCGTCTTATCCTCAATTGAAGAAATGTATGACCTTCTACATGCCATTGCGTTTGTGGTATATACATCTTTAGAACCTACTTGTGTATCACCTCCAACTACTCCAGTACCTCCTTGGCAGTTTACTGTTGTGTTTGGTTCAAATTTATTAGTGCTGGTATTGAATTTTTTTACTTGGGCAACCTCCCCTTTAGCTGCACCATCTTTAATTATAAGTCTTTTATCTTGAATAAACTTTGTGAGGGTTGGGTCTTTTTCAAAATATTCTCTAGTAGATAAAATTCTTCTTTTGGATAACTCAACATTATACGCTTCGGTCGCAGGGGCAGAGCAACTTGCGTCAATCGTAATTGTAATTGTACCTGTTGTCCCACTCAACTTAACAGCTAAATCATTAATTAACTTTTTTGATTGTTCAAAATTTGGTGTTACAACACTATCAAAAAAATTTGTTGTTTGTGGGTTTTCCTTGCTGTATGTTGTTTTCTGTCCGATATATGTAGAATATTGTGACGAATAAGGTGTGACTGTTTCATTTTTTTTCGGGTAGTCATTTGCAAAATAAAAACCTATCTGCTCATAATCTTTTAGTTGTACAGTTGTGCTCGTTCCTTGTGCAAGAGGTTGTCCCTGCCCCCCATCAACACCTGTTTGAATTGTGGACTTGGACCATTCAATTTGTTCACGAGAAAGTTTTTTCGAAGTAATCGCTTCTTGTAATTGATACAAGTCATTCGGATTCACTTTCCAATATCTTTTAGCCAACTCATACAAATCATATTTTCTACACCCAGCAAAGAACGAATCGAGGATACTGTTAACTCTTGTTGCATTTGTCTCGTTGGAAAGCACTTTGTTAACAATAACATTTAGTACAGATGGGTGGTCTACCACAATTTTCCAAGATAACGTTCCTGTTCTTTGTGTAGATTTATATGTAAAAATAGGCTCTGGTCTACCCAAGAAATCACTCGAGTTCCAATTCGCAGAAACACTTTCATTGAATGTTAACCCGTATGGTGGGAACCACATAACTCTACCTCCGTTTGGACCCCTTTCACAAATTGGCAAATCTGAAACAGAATAACCTGGACTCGATGATGTTCTCCAAGCCAAATTTTCAAGTGAGAACATATATTTTTTCGCAAAAGCGTTATTATCAGTTCCTATTAAGTTTGTTGAACTTTGACCACCTTCTTGTTTATTGGGGACAATGTTCAAATTATATGTGTTATCCAATACTGAGTCTGAAAATCTTCTACCCTGAGTTGTAATACCATCCGTCTTTTGTAGGTCGTTGTATTGAAGATATGGGGTATCCTTAGCAAAGACTCTACAATATTCAGTACCAACTTCTTGACCAGGGTCCCCAACATATCTATAGACTCTAGAACCTTTAGTCATTTCTTTGTATCCATCATTGAAGACTTTTGATACTTGGTCTATTGCATTTCCTACGTGTTGTAATCTTTTTCCGCCTTGTGGTTGGCTATTAATTAACCTTTGAGTATCATCAAGTATTGAACCCTCTCTGAAAGTTCTTTCTGTTGATTCGGTCGAATTATAAGAGGATGGTTTGAAATCCTCATCTTCACTTGTTATTTCACCACCTAATCCAACTCTCTTACCAGCATTTCCTTTATACTTTGGAGATACCCATGTAAATCCGCCCTCAATCCCACCACCATTACTATATGTTGGTCCGTTAGCGCCTAGTTTAACTTCTTTACTTGGACCTTCGTAGAGTTGTGCAAGTTCAGTTGGTCCAAAAACAGGGGACTGTTGAACAACACCAAAGTCGTTAACAGGTAAGGCACCTGGTGGTGAGAAGACTTGTGACGGTTCTGAGCTTCTTGAACCGACGTAGTAGTTTGAGTTATTCGATACACCACCAACTAATGCACCACCACCTCTATTAAAAAATCCTCTATCGTAACTTGGCTTGTACTTATTAAAATTAATATTCCTAAATAGAATTGACCTTTGTCCACCACCTGTGTTGTTCAAGAAAAGTTGTGAACCTGTCTGAGGGGCTCCGAGTAGTCTATTGAAAAAGTTCCCTACAGTACTTCTTCTGAAAGCGTTTTGTAACTGTTGTATTGTTGTAGGCTGACCTGAATTAATCGACGCATCCCAATAAGAACCAGGAATCGGTGATACAGGGAGTATACTTCCTGCTAATCTCAAAGCAAAATCTGTAGCTGCTAATATTGGGTTGGATGGTACAGTAATAGTCCAATTAGGTTCTATAAGGGGTACTCTTCCTGTTACTAAGTTCACTACGTCAGTACCACTATCCACACTGAACAAGTTTGCTCTTGCTGCCGTGTTTTGGTAAATTTGTTGTGCAATTCTTTCTTCAAATGACTTTCTAAGAGTCTGTGCTCCAAGTTTGGCAATAAAAGAATCTTGACTCAAAAGTCCATTACTACCAAGTGGGTCTCTCGATAATAGAATTCCTGCGGGTCCGTATGATGATGGGTTGAATGTTGTTGGGTATGGTTGATTGTTATATAATCTTGTTCCACCCACAACAAAATCTGGCTGTGTGATATATTCACCACTATCTAAAGATGTCTGTGTTCCGTTCGCATAAGCATTCAAAGGTTTCCAAGCTGGAGAAATACTACCGAAACCTTTATTAGATGCAACTTGAGATTGGTCTATTATTTTTGCATCCTGTTGACCTGGACCATACTCACCTTTATTTGATTTCGTATTTAATAATCCTGTTGGGTCTGGAACCTGTTTGTAACCACCAAGTGCGCCCCACTCATTGAGTGGGTATAGTTTGTTTGCAAAACTTGGTTCGTCAATTAATTTATCTGGACTATCTTGAACTGAACTGTCTCTCTGAACATAGGTTGTATCTATTGGTAGAGTTGGTCGATTTGGGGCTTTGGCATACGGTGTTAAGTTCCTTGTAAGGAGTTTTTTTCTAAAACCGTTTGTTGCAGAAAAGTCTAATAAACTTGCCATCAAATCTTTTTATATAAATAGGTAAGGGATAATTTTTTTATGGTCCTCCACCATAAGAAACTGCACCTTGTCTTTGTGTTGGAGACTGGTTCGAAGCGCTTTGAACGTTGATAATATAATTTTGGAACTCTGTTCCACTTAACTTGTCTGATAGTATTTTTGTAATTTGATTGATTTGTTCTTGAGTCAATCCTTGAGCACCATTGAAATTAATATCAATTACAATTTTGCCTCCCATATCAATCTTTGTAGATGAACTCGCACCATAACTTTGAGCAACAGACTTAACTTCTTGTTGTATTTGTTCTGTTCTAGTTTGGTTAGATGATGGAGATACAGATGAAGTTTCTTGACCAGGTATTTTACTCAGAAGTCCTCTTGTGGTTCTCGAAACCAAATCATTACCCTTAATGTTTTGTCGAACCTCTTGATTTACTTCTTTCAGTCTGTCCATTATATTGATGCCTCTCTCCTTGAGAGCCGCTCCAAAATCTTTGGCATATGAAGTTAAAACCGTAAGTCCGTTTTTGGTTGGGTCTCTCAAATCTTTGAACATTTGTTCTGTACCGTATATGAACTTTTCGGTATCTTCTCTTACCCCTTTAGTTGTTCCAGATTTTTTTGCATCTGATAACGCTCCTCCAATTTTGTCTGTAATATCTCGGAATCCCTCTAAGTTGTTCAATACAGGTGCGGCGGTCGATACCCCTCCCACAATTTTGTTTCGAATTGCAGATACATCTGCCTCCATCAACTCAGTCAAGTTCATCTGACTTCTAGCAAGTTCCTCTAAAGTCTGGGGTCCTTCTTTTTGTTCTTTGATTAATTTATCAAATTCGGTTTGAGTAATCTCCGATAGTTTTCTGGTCTGCATTTGACCTTTATCATCTTTGATTTGGACTTCATACTCACCACCCTCACCCATTTTTGCAATGTTAGCTAAGAATTGTTTGTCTTCTTCATTAGCAACCTTCAAACCAGCCCTACTCATCACGGATAATCTCTTATCGAGTTCCGCGGCGGCAAGTCCCATTTTACTCAATTCTTTTGCACTCACCCCTGTTTGGGCTTCCATTTCTTTCAATATCATAACCCCTTGTGGATTGATTTTGAAAGATTTTGTCTTTTCGTCGAAATATGTAAATTGTTTCGATACGTCGGCTAAACTATTTTGTAGACCTGATGGGTCATTAATTGATTGATTCATCAATTGGAAAGGGTCAACTAAGTTTCCTGCAGATACTCCAAGTCTTTGGAAAGCGGATGCCACTTCAATTGCGTTTTCGGGGGACATAACTTTATCCGCTAAACGGAATGTCTCGTTCATATCAAATCTCAACATTGAAGCCTGAGCCGCCATTTTGGTTAGACCTTGTACACCCCCTTCGAATTGATAACGATTGAGTTGGTCCATGTTGGTTCTCATAATCTTCACAACTTCAGAAGCATTACCACCAATGCTTTGAATGTATCTAATTGACTTTTCTAATTCGGGACCAATATGGCTTACGCTCATACCAACATCCATAAATGCGTTCGTTAGAACTTCCGCATCTTCTTTCAATAGTTTGGTAGCTGCAACAAGTTTTGTAACATCTTCTGTGTTTGCAACAACATTTCTTCTCGACGCCTTGGCAACATCTGAAATTGTATTTTCAACATCTTGTAGAGAACCTCCTATTCTATTGACGCTTGGTACTGCGTCAGCAAGGGCTTGTTGTAGTTCTACAACCCTCTGTCTTCCTTGGAGAAATGTTTTGTTGACTACGGTAGCACTACTAGTTAGTCTTGTGATTGCATCGGCAAAATCACGTACGCCTATCTTGAGCATTTTTTCAAGATTCTTACCAAAACTACCTATATCATCACTACTTGGTGGTGTGCCGTAATTTATATTATCTGGTGCCATACGTTCTTAATATTATATAAATACAAAAGGACTGATTTTTCAGTCCTTTCTATTATCTTCAACCCATTTATCTAGAAGATATTTCCTAACAAATAGTGGCATTAACTCAAAATCCGTCCAACTAATACCTAAAAGTTTGTTCAAATAATAAAATTCATCTATTTGACCTTTCCTATAATCAGAAGAAAGCACGAAAAAATTCGACCCCGAAACCAACATTCACTGTTAGTTTTTCTCCTGACGGGGCTATTGCTTCTCTGGTCATATCCAGCCTTGGTTCATTTTCATTCATGAATTGTCTAATAAATTTTGAATCACCAATTGGCATTGATTCAACAAATTTAGCAATTTCCGCTTTATCAGCATTTCCATTTACCTCTACAATTTCCTTGTTGAGTCTCCATGTTACCCTCGGTGCAGTTCTTCCAGCAGGATATGAATCAATCATTTTTTGGATTTCATTAATCTCACCATAGGTCATAGGCTTCAATTTGATAACCGCTTCAGACTTTGGAAGTTTTACTGTAAATGTCCCATCTTCTGATGGTGCAACTCCTTTAATGATTGAAAGTTGGTCTAACAGAACTGTGGTTTTGAAAGATTTTCTTGTTTGTGGGTCTGTTAAATTTAATTCAACTTCTGGTCCGAAACCTGTGTTTCTTAAAAAGATAAGAATTGCTTCGACATCCCCTTCCAACATATCATCAATTTTCATGTCTGGTTCATATAATTTATTTCTCAATAAGTTATATGTTAGGTCGTTACCTCCCCCCATCAATATATTTTCATCAGCAGCAGTAAGATATCCTACCTTGACCGCTTTCTTTTTGTTTTTGTAAAATAGTCCTTCTGAAGGAAGTTGTACTATGTCGTGTGGCAACGTTAAGTTTTGTTGACCATACTGTCTTGATTGTTCGTCCATATAAAAAAAATAACCGTAAAGTTTATGTCTTTACGGTTAAATATAAAAGAGTTTAAATTTTTGTATATAGTATTAGTACACTAACACACATCTATCCATTCTCAACTGAGCTGTGATATCAGCTAATGCGTCTGTGTTGTAAGCCAAACTTCCAAAGTTCACATCGGTTAAGAATGTACCATAGAGTATCCATTTTTCTACAACCACACCTGTTGGGTCAAGCATTTCGAGGTCTATATCTTTTTTATAACCTGCAGCATATCCCATACGTCCTGTTACAGATTCAGCGTGAAGACGAACCCATTCCATTAGAGCTTGAGCTGCTGATGGACCGATTGGGTCTCTAAATTTTACAGAGATTGGGTCCCAATTGAATCTACCCGCAACGAAAGTTGATGTATTCAAGAACTGAATTTCAGTTGCTGCGATTTTGATAGAAGGTCTTGCCGCGGTCTCTACAAACCACTCATTAATCCCCAAACTTGAAGGAAACCTTAAGATGAATCGATTCTGACGTTTCGGTTCGTAAGGTATCGGCATTTTCAT